GGACTGGCAGATGACCAGCGCAACCCCCGACACCATCGAAAAGGCAATGGCCTTTGCGATTGGTCGAACCATCGTCAAGGCCGAGATTGTCAACGGCCATCAGGAAATCACCTTGGATGACGGAACGTTCATCTTCGTTCACAACGGCAACCTCGCCCACGGTGGCTTTGAATGAGTTGACGCACACACGAGCGAGGTGTAGGATTCCGACACCCTTACGACAGAGTTCCCTTCTTGTTTGCTCATCGTAAGCAAAGCGCACCCTACATCGCTCCAGCGACGGTGCTGCTGGCAGACCCCCTGCTTCGGCGGGGGGTTCTTGCTTTCCCGAAAAAAACTTTGACTAACCCCTTGACTTTTGAATTTTGGTTAGGCATAATTAGGTTCAGAAGTATCCAATCCAAACCAAACAGAGGGGAAACACCAGATGATTACGGCAACCATCACGATGAACGAAACCATCCCGTTGACCAAGGGCGAGTTGTACATCGTCTCCAGTGCCTGCAACCGAATCAGCCCAGAGTTCAGGAGCGAAATCCAATTCCGCAACAACTACTGGACTTGGGAAAGTGGCTCCATCATCATCACTGCCGAGCAGGAAGCCACGCTCGTGGCAGAGTTGAAGAAGAAGCAGGCCGAGATTGTCGCTCGGCAAAACACCAACGAGCGCGGCACCAAGCGAATCTTGACCATCCTCATCAAGAAGATTGACGGTGCGAACGCTCGTCGTGACGCTCGTCAAATTCAAGGCCGGAGGGATTCCATTCGCTACGCGCAAGAGCGAGTGGCTCGTGGCTTCACCCCGACTGAGTGGGCCATCAACCAAGGGCCTGCACGGAACAACGGCAGGGGCGTGTGGGAAGTGCGTGGCTGCTGCAAAGGATGGAACGGCCAGTGGGATGAGCGTCACACGGCTCAGGTCAGCCCTGAGTTCAACGAAGACGGCGAGGTCGTGTTCGTGACTGGCCGGTACTTCGCAACCGGTGAGTTCTTCAGCACCAAGGCCGAGGCCGTGGCTCGTGCAGTCGAAATGGTCGAAGACCAAATCGCTCAGAGCGATGCGTACTTGAAGGCCGAGTTCGATGCGTTGGTCGCACGCGCCAACCAAGAGGCCTAGAAAAAAATCTATTTAAGGGGTTGACAGTGTGACACCCCTTAGGTAGACTTAGGGTAAGAAGTAAATCAGACAACAGGAAGGAACAACCAAGTGACCAGCATCAACACCGAGTTCAGCGAAGCCACCGAGAAGCAAGTGGCGTTCATCAACAGCCTCGTCTCCAAGCGAGTTGTCCCAGCAGACGTTCTCGCCCGCTTGGATGACATCGAAGACGGCATCCTTTCCAAGGCCGGAGCCTCACAACTCATTGACGTGCTGAAGGGTCTTCCCTACCGTCAGGGTGGCGCAGCAGCCCCTCGCCCAGCCGTGCAGACGGTGGCTCCACAGCCGGTTCAGCAAGTCGCTGAGGGTCTGTACACGGTTCACGACGCTGAGGGACACGTCACTTTCCGGGTGCGCTCAGAGGCGTGGGCAGACGGCAAGGTGGTCATCTCCTACCTCACGGCAGTGGATGGTCGGCAGAAGTACAAGGGCTTCGGCTTCGTGACCCCTCAGGGCATCAAGGTCTGGGGTTCAGCACAGGACAAGCACCGCATCATCGCAGCAGCCCAGTTCCTCGTGACTGGCAGCACCGACGAGGCTCGGCAGAACTTCCTGAACCTCGCTGAGGCTCACGCTCTCTCGTCGGGCAACTGCCTCGCTTGCCTCCGCACCCTCACGGTGCCAGCGAGCATCCACCGTGGCCTCGGCCCAGACTGCGCTGCACGGCTCGGTCTGGTCTAGGCATCACCACCAGCCGGGAACCCCTGTCGAAGTTGGCAGGGGTTCTTTGGCTTTGGGTCTTGACGATGCCACAGCCTTAATGTAGGATTAGGGTATGGCAAAGCAAAAGAAGACCACACAGAGCGACGTGAACCTCATCCGTTCAGCACGGCGCAATGCCCACTTCGCCAACGGTGGGAGCCTCACCGAGTGGCGTGGGGGGAACGCAGTCACCATCCCCAACAAGAAGCGAGAGGCAAGCCGGAAGGCCTGCCGACAGAACAGGAGCGAGCAATGACCGATTCTTTCTACACCGGCAAGTGGCAGTCCATCGCCACCGTGAAGCCCAACAACCGCTACGGCTACCAAGTGGTCGCACCCAACGGCACCACCTACAAGCGCGGTGGGGACTTCAGCACGTTTGACGCAGCCATCAAAGCAGGCTGGGGAATCGTGGAGAAGTTTATGGCCAACTCCAAAATCAAGCACCGTGACTGGTGGCTCGCCCCACGAGTGGGCGACTGACCCAACTTGCATCACCACCGGTCAGAGACTAAAGTGGCCTACACCGATACCGATACCGAGGTGCCTCAATGTTGACCCAAGCGCAGATTGCCGTAGCCATCGAAGCAGAGGTTGAACGGATGGAAAGTCTTGTTGACGAAATCCGTGCAGCAGCCGTAACAACAGCAAAAGCCGAGGCCGACTTCAAGGTGCGCTTCTCGCGGGAACGCCTGCTCGCTCGCCACGATGCGTTCAGCAGAGGGGAGAAGTCCACCGTGGATGCCGTGGATGACATCGCCACGGTCAACACTGAAGACGAGCGATACGCCCACCTGCTTGCAGCCAACAACCTGTCAACCCTTAGAGAGGCCCTGCGCGCTGCACAGGCCCACATTGACGCACTGCGAACCCTTGCAGCCTCACACCGAATCACCGTCCCCTAGCCTGCTTCGCCAACTGGCGAGCATCTGCCCCCGGTGTTCCATCCACCATCGCAATCCTGAGTTAATCGAATCCTGCGCTCAGGTCAACGAGCCGTGCTGGAACCGATGCCCCATCTGCAACGAGAGGAACTAACCAATGGAAGAAGCAACTGTCATAACGTGCGCCTTTTGCGAATCCGAAATCAACCCCGATGAGGATTGGTACGGAATAGGCCGAGACGAGAACACCTACTGCGAGCAGTGCCACAGCGCAGACATTAACGAAGGCTCCACGCTGCTGCTGTTCACCCCCGGTGAGGAAGAACCAACCAAGGTCTTGGTCGGTTCGTGGTTCATCGTGGATGGCGAGAACTACGAGGAATGGACAACCCCCAAAATCACCTCGTACTGGAAGGCAACCAACGCCCATCGTGGCCACACGGAAACCTCAGTTGAGGGCTACACCGAAATCTTGTCCGGCTGGACTACCGGGATGCCCGACGAAACCGTGAGGCGTAAGGCCCTGTTCAACGACTGGGTGCAGGAGACGCTTCAGCACACGCCTGTCCCTGTGGCCTTGGCCTGCGAAACCACGAGCAACGTCTTTTCTACCGGTATCGGAATCTCGGTTCCTACCGAGCAAGTGGATGAGTTCAAGGCGTGGCTGGGCGAAGACCGGTTCAAGGAATTGCACGACTGGCTGGGATGAAATCACCTTGATGAACCCCCCTTACTTTTGGAAGGTCGTGTAGCCTTAGGGAAACCAACACGTTTGGAAGCCCAATGGAAAATCTCCCCATCGAATCCAGTGAAATCCGGTGCATCGCCCTAGAGGAAGGGCTGCGAGCAGGCATCTCGTTGGACAACCTGCGACTTGCGATGCTGAACCAAGCCGTGGAGTGGCTGGTGGAAATGACCGGACTGCCCAAGATGGAAGTGCGCCAACAATTGGCAGCCAACCGGGGTGGACAAGTGGCCAAGAACCTTGCTACAATTAACGCAGTTCGTTCTTTACTGAAGGATGAGCGTCAACCCAAGCAATAACAACCAAGATAGGAGAGGGTTCTATGCCCGCAAACATCACACTCATCGGCAACCTCACCCGTGACCCGGAATTAAAGGTCAGTCAGGGTGGGGTTTCTTACTTGCCGTTCTCCCTCGCGGTGAACAAGAACAAGAAGAACGCCAACGGAGAATGGGAAACCGAGGCTTCCTACTTCGACTGCACCGCGTTCAAGGAACTTGCTGAAAACATTGCAGGCTCCGTGACCAAGGGAACCCGGCTCGTCGTGACTGGCCGAGTTGAGCAGGAGAACTGGGAAGACAAGGAGACTGGAGCCAAGCGTTCCAAGTTGGTGGTCATCGTTGATGAAGTCGCCGCTTCCCTGAAGTACGCCAGCGCAGTTGTGACCAAGAACGAGCGCACCACCGATGGTGGAAACTCTGGCTACAACTCTGGCAGCAACACCACACGCACGTCGTTTGGCTCTAACCGAGCCGACAACCAGCGTTTTGAGGACGAGCCGTTCTAGTCCTTTGACCATTCGGGAGTGACCGTAAGGCACTTACCAGCAAAGCCACCCTTTCTTCGGACTGGGTGGTTTTTGCACGTCCGGGCAACTCCCTAGCACAACATTTCTAAATGTTGTATGTTTTGGAATGTGGATTTGCCTGAGCCAAACGACGATGACTTCGATAAGGACATCACGAACCCGTTCGCTGGCGATGAACCATCACCACTAACCCTCGCCTTTGTAGAGATGCAAGAAGCGTTCCAATCCTTGATGGATGCAGGGTTTACTGAAAACCAAGCCCTGAAGTTCTTGGCTTTCTGCTCAATCTACGAAGGGGACTTTTAGTTGGACGTGGACAGGAACTTGAAGGCCCAGTACGAGGACATTGACCTCATCTACTTGGACTTCGACCTTTACAGCGCAGTAAAGAGGCCAGATTGGACTGACGAAGCAGCCTGTCGCAGCGTTCCAAAGGCCGACCATATTGACCTGTTCTTCCCTGAGCGACACGAAACTCCGGGCGGGAAACACCTCATCCCGGCTCGGAAGTTCTGTCTTGCCTGCCCAGTGCGCTACAAATGTTTGGAAGTCGGAATTGACGAGCAGTTCGGTATCTGGGGCGGCCATTCACTGAGCCAACGCAGACGCATCGTGGCAGCAGTGAAATCCGGTAGTAGCCTTATAGAGGCTAGCCAAGCCATTGACGCACGGAGCAGGGATGCCAGATAATCCAAATCCAAACGACCCGCTTCCACAGGTAGATAACTTTAGCGAACTCGGTGCCACTGGTCTGTGGCGCACGGGTGGATTCGTCATTGACGATATCCTGCCTCAACTCCGAGGCCGACAGTCTCTCACTGCCTACCGGGATATGGCTGAAAACGACCCGATTATCGGGGCGATTCTCTTTGCCGTTGAGCGCGTCATTCTTCAGGTGGACTGGCGTGTAGACCCCTACAGCGACCCGACTGGCGAAACACCACTTGATACCGACAATGCTGCTGCCATCTTCGTACAGGAATGTATGGACGATATGTCCCATTCGTGGCACGAGTTGATGATTGCCATTGTGTCGTTTTTGACCTACGGCTGGTCGTACTTTGAAATCGTCTACAAGCAGCGCAAGGGGCCAGACCAGAAAGACCCCAGCCTGCGCTCCAAGTACAGCGACAACAAGGTTGGCTGGCGCAAGATTGCAATGCGAGCGCAAGACAGCCTTTGGCAGTGGCAGTTCGATGAATCCGGTGGTGTAAAAGCGATGATTCAACGTGACCCCACCACGGGTCGCCTGAACGTCATCCCCATTGAGAAGGCCCTACTGTTCCGTACGACTTCAGCACGAGGCAACCCGGAAGGTCGCTCCATCCTGCGAAACTCGTTCAAGTCGTGGTACTACAAGCGTCGTATTGAAGAATTTGAAGCCGTTGGGGTGGAACGTGACCTCGCCGGGCTTCCGGTTGGCTACGTCCCAGCCGAATGGATGAGTGCGACTGCTACGCCTGCTGAAAGGGCTTCGCTCAACGCTATGGAGCGCATTGTCCGTGGTGTAAAGCGCAACGAAACTGAGGGCGTCATCCTCCCGATGATGTTCGATGAGAACGGCAAGCAACTCGTGGACTTCAAGTTGCTGAACTCCGGTGGCGCACGTCAGTTCAACACTGACCAAATCATTACCCGATACAACCAGCAAATTGCGATGACCTGTCTGGCCGACTTCATTATGCTCGGCCACGAGAGCGTCGGTTCGTTCGCTCTGGGTGCTTCCAAAGTTGACCTGTTTATGGCTGCGGTGGAATCGTGGATTCGACTGATTGCCGAGGTCTTCAACAGCCACGCCATCCCACGCCTTATGGCCCTGAACGGCTTCGACACGGCTCGCTGCCCCAACTTGACCTACGGTCAAGTGAACGCCATTGACCTGAACGAACTCGGTGGCTTCCTCGCCAACCTGTCAACAGCACAATTGCTCACCCCGGACAACAATTTGGAAGACTACCTGCGTGAGTTGGCCGGACTTCCGTTGTTCCAGCCTGAGCCGAACGGTCTTGCCGACAACGTTCGTTATGGTGGAAACCAAATCGCCCCCGACCCGGCGATGCAGGATGCCAAGGGCAAGTTCGTTGCAACCAACACGGGCAGCCGTTCCTCATCACCACAATCCAATACCGTCTCATCTGGCGTGAAGAATCCCCAAGGCGGTCTGAACGACCAGTCGGGTGGTAGTGGAATCCAAGCCGACATCTCCAGTCAGGGCTATCCCGGCGAAACTGGGCAGGTTCCACCATCAGGTAAGGGTGGCAACAAGAAACCAACTGGCGCAAACGGGCCTCTTACCAACAACCAAGGGCCGACTTCGTGACGATTCATATTCGCAAGGTGAAAGCGTCAAAGCCAAAGAAGAAGCCAGCAATCAGGGTTGGCTCGGCACGAGGCACCGTATCAGCACCGGTTCGCTCCCAAAAGCGATAGGCCATTTCCTAAACATAGGATAGCATTTACCCCAAGCGCGCAAGGAGAAAAAGGCCCGTGGAACAAATGAACGTACTGGATGTGGTGGCAGACATTTCCCTCAGTGAAATCGTCGTGAACAAGTCGTTGCCTGCCGACGTTCGTGAGGGTGCTGCTGACCTTTTGACCGAGGGCCACGTCACTGCCGACTTGATGGCAATTGAAAAGAGTGGCGAAGTCGCACTGGTCATCGTTCCCAATGGTGAAACGGACAACAACCACATTTGGAAGCGTCTCTCCGAGCGCATCTTCGGCAAGGAAGATATGTCTCCGAACGCCGAAAAGCGTCTCATCAGCCGAAACATCGCTAAGGGCCTCGCCAACGTTCCCCACCCGTTCACCAAGAGCAAGAACGACTTCGACGGTGTGCAGCCCTGTCTCATCTGTGGCTCAGTGGTGGAAACTTCCATCTGCGAGCCGTTGGACAAGGCGATTGGGTTCCCGTTCACGTTCAACAGCAGCCCGGTTGACAACGCTCCCGACGATTCTTCTGATGATTCCACCACCGATGGAGCCGTGCAAGTGAACCTCGACCCCAACACCGTTGCAGCCATTCTTCAGGCAGTCCAAGGCGGACAAGACGATTCGTCTGACGATTCCACCTCTAGCGAGGACAGTGAGGATTCCTCGTCTAGTAGTTCTTCCTCATCAAGTTCGTCAAGTTCTAGTAGTTCTTCCTCATCGTCTAGTTCCAGCAGTTCCTCCAGCAGCGACGATGACAGTTCTTCTTCGTCATCTAGCAGTAGTTCGTCCAGCAGCAGCAGTTCGTCAAGTGACGATATGTCTGCACCGATGGTTGCCGTGGTGACCCCGGATGTCGCTGCTCCTGAAGACAACTCCAGTGAAATATCGCCCCTTGGCGATGACTGGCGTGATGGTCTTGACCCGTGGCAGGTGGAATTGGCCGACAGTCTTGACGAACTCGTTGAGCAGATGGGTCGCATCCCGACCACCGACGCTGCCTACACTGACGCTTCCCCGTACATCGGTAGCGGAAACACCTGCGCCAACTGCGTCGCTTGTGGCGACAACAACTCGTGCGACTGGGTGGCTGTGACCTGCAACCCCAGTGGCTGGTGCAAGTTCAACATTGTTCCTGTGCTGATTCAGGCTTCGGCTGAGGCAGACACCTACTACAAGTCCCGTCGCAAGAAGGATGAGGATGACCCCTTTGAGGATGAGGAACGCTACGAGAACGACGAAGATTCCAGCGACGATGACGATTCGGATGATTCGGATGTTGAGAAGGACTACGGCCCCGGTGTTGGTGGCGTTCACGTTGATTCCCCAGACTGGTCTGGTGGAAAGAAGATGCGTACTCGCAAGCCGAAGAATATGACGGTTCTCGCTGAGGCTGCGCCTGAAGTGATGCAAGACGCAAACTTGATGCAGAAGTCCAGTGAAATCCCGAACCAAATCCAAAAGTCTGACGAAAAGCGATACACGCTCGGCCCTTGGTACGTTCCAAACCGCAGTGATGCCCACGGCGAGTGGACTGACCCCGAAGAACTCCAAAAGGCACTCTGGGGTTATGTGGAGAACGGCGACAGGGACATTCGACTTCAGCACAATGTGAACATTGTGGCTGGCAAGTGGGTTGAGGCCCTGACGTGGCCACACCCAATCGAAGTTCCAATGCTTCAAGCCGACACTGGGCAAATCACCAAGACTGCGTTCCCTGCCGGAACTGTGTTCCTCGGCGTTCAGTGGGAGCCTTGGGCTTGGGAACTCGTCAAGAAGGGTGAAATCCGTGGATACTCCATCGGCGGCACCGGTTCAGGCGTGGAAGTTGACCTCCCCACCGACGAACAAACCTTGAAGAACTTCCCCACCCTCGGAAAGTAGGAACGAAATGTCAGAGTTTTGCAAGTCTGTTGGTGAAATCCTTGGCGAGAACAATTGGGTGAAGGTGGCCAAGGACTTGGGTTCGCTCTACCCAAACGCCCAACTGCCGGAAAACTTTGACGCTTCCAATCCTTACGTTGCAGCAGCCGGGCAACTGATGAACGATGCCCGAATGATTGTGGCCATCCACGAGAATTCGACGCTTCACCAAAACGGCGTTCCTCCGCTTGTTGACGAGGACTACATCGTTCTCGCCCAGAAGCACGGGGACTTGGCCGAACAGCACCGTCAGTTCGCAATGCAACTCCAAGCAGCCAACCCCACTGGCTACATCCAAGCCATTTCCGGCCACGGTGATGCCTACGGCGCACATTTGGATGCCCAGCGAGTTGCTTTTATGATGGCCCCAGTGGTCGTTGACCAGCACTGGGATGGGAAGCACGGACAGATTCTCCCGGCGAGGTGGAATACCGAGAACAAGGTGTGGCGAGCAGCCCACCGTGCGTTCTTGATGTCGCAGCAAGCGTTTAACCGCACCTCGTTCGACACGGGCGTTGCCAAGAGTATGGGCGAAAGTCTTGCTGATGTCATCCGTCACGACCAAGACCACGACGATTGGCACGCAATGCACGGCGACCCGCCCTGCAAGTCAGAAGCCGACTGCGCTCGTATGCGAGCCAAGTATACCGAGGTGAAAGC